GAACGGGCGTGCGACTTGGCCTTCAGCGCCTCCCACTCGGCAACCGCCTTGGCGGCCTTGGCGCGCGTGTCCGCGTTGACGTTCTCGCCTCCAGCCGCCCACCTCTTCACGGCGGCGATCGCCGTGGGGATGGCAACGGAGAGGGGGACCCCACGCTTCTCGTGGATGTCCTTGGCGATGTGCTGGATATAGGCAGGCAATTCACCGGCCAGCTCCACCCAGTTGCGCTTAGGGGAACGGTCGAGGGACTCGTGTGTCATCTTTCCCTCGGCCGACTTCTTCCCGCTCTTGGACCGCCATCCGTCGGGGATCAGGTCGGGCCTGTTCAAAGCGGATGCCCGCTTCGTGATGTGCGCCTTGACCCGCGCCCGGTCGGCGGGCTTGGCGCGGCCGAATGCACTGATGGCGTTCTTGAGATCGCCAACGTTCTCGATGGGGAACGAACCGTCCGGCAGGGCGTGGCCGCGCGAGGCGAGCTGGCGACGCTTCTGCGGGGCGAACGCGCGCTTGACGTCAGCATCGAACATCGGCTGGGCGTCGACTGCCTTGGCATCCACCGACTCGCCATCGGGAGATTCGCCGGTCTCGTCCGCATCCGACGGGGGCGTAGTGATACCAGCGACAACCTCGTCATCTGCCGCCTCTTCGGACTCGCCCCCCTCGTTCTCGTCAGATGGGCTGGTCTCGATCCCCTGTCCCTCTGACTCCTCCGCCTCGCCATCAGCCACGGTCGCCACCTCATCGGCGGTAGCGTCGGCGCCTTCCTCCTCGGCGGCTTCGGCGGCCTCCTCACTGGGGAGCTCCTCCTCGCCTTCGTCGCCGGTCTCGGCCGACTTCACCCCCAGGGTCCCGGTAAGGGGGGCGGCGCCGAACAGGACGAAGGAGATTTCGAACAGGTCGATCGCCTTGATCTGCCTGATGCCGTCCTTGGTGCGGGTGGCCTGGCCCTGGGGGACCTTGTAGCCGATGCTCCATTCGCACTCGCCGCTCTCGCTATAAAAGCGAACGGCCTCGAACGCTTCCCGGCCCTGGGCGGACTTGAGGTTGAACCGCATCGACGTGCGCAGAGCGCCCGCATCCGACGGCCAGGGCCGCCCGTCCTTGGTCGTGGCGGGGAGCCGGGAGTCGCCGGGCCGCAACTCCTGAATGGACTCAACGCGAGCGACGGGAAGCTTCCAGTCGTGGTGGAGGATGACCTTCGGCTTGCGCTTGGTCAAGGTCTCGGCGTAGGAGCCCGGGTGGATGATGTCGTCGACCTCGTCCTTGATCCCGGTTACGGACACGATCGCGTCGACGATCCCTTCCTCGGCGTCGACGCTGACGACCTCACTGGGCGCCTCTGCCGTCGGCGTCGTGACCTTATGCTCAAGCTCGCCGATCTCCTCCGAGAGGGCGGTCTTCACCTCGTAGGCGACGCCCGTCTCGGGGACGTAAGCGTCCTCCGCGCTCTTCCCGGCCGGGCGAATACCGGTCTTGGGGGCGCTGGAGTGGCAGGGGGTTTTGCTAGCGGCCGTCATCGGCTCCCTTTCCTCGCCAGCGTCAGGGCGGGCGCCCCGTGCTAGCGGCACGGTAGGGAGCGGGCGGGGTTAAGGTCGCGTGCTCGAAATCCGGAACCGGACCGGACCGTTAATGTCCGGGTTGGGCTATTGGTGCACTAGGCTCCCGCGCAGGGAGTCTGCCTCGGCCTTATCGGGGTTCCTCATGCGCAGGGGGCGCTGGAGTGAGCTGCCGCGCTGCACGGCTCATTCCCCGCCTGCATGGGGATGGCGGAGGGTGCCCAGGTGACGAGGGGCGCCCTCCGCTTCATGCCTGTCGAAGAGGATGCGCATCCGGCAGAAGGTCGACGTCGCGCACATACTCCGGGTTCTCAGCCCCCGCTGCCAACTCCAGAAACGCGCCGACCCGCGAGAGCGCCCAGTCGGTCTTGCTGAGCGCCGCCTTACTTTCCGGCCACGAGGCCAGCCCCCGTTCGTACACCGTCTTCACTGCGGTCGGACTCGGTACTGCGTACGGCGGCAGGTCCTGCTCCTCGGCGAGCTCCTGGTGATAGGCGTGTACGGCCACCAGGAGCGCCTCAGGCGATCCGGCGCCGGGGTCGCGGGGCAAAGGCTGGATCGCTTCGAGGGACGCGGCCTGTACGGCCACAGCCTTACCCGATGGGTTCCACCCGCCTTCGGCAGACTTTTCCCAGACGACGACCCGCGCGGCTGGCAGCTCGGCGGTCCCCTCGATGTCGCCAGGGACGCCCGGCACCTGTCCCGAGGTGACGACCATGTTGACGCGGCCACTACCGCCAGGCCAGGACACGAACGTTCCAGTGCTGATCGGCGGTGTACCCTCGCCGGGCTTGTCAGTGGCCACGCTTCCTCCTGCGTCCAAAAATAGGTGGGGTGCTACGCCCCCGGTCGGATAACGCCCTGTTCGATGAGCGCCTTGACGACAGCGACCATCAGATTTCGGTTGGGGCTAGGTACCGCGTCCCACGGCACGGCAGAGGCCTCACGCGTCCTGTATCCGTATTCGGGCGCGAGGTGCTCGTAGGTTGCGTGGAACGCGCGCGCAACAGCCTCTACCTCATCTGACATCGACGTCACCCATTTCGAGGCGGCCCCTCAGGTGTAGGTGTATCCACCGGTCTTCGTGACGGCGCCCGCGTCGGAGGTGACGACGACATCGACGGCACCGGCCGCGTGCGCAGGGGTCTTGCACGTGATCACTCCGTCGCTGACGACCTTGATGGTCGTGGCGGCGGTGCCCGCGAAGGTGACGGTGCTCCCCGGCGTGAAGCCGGAACCCTTGATGGTGACCGAGGTGTTACCGGCGGCGACGCCAGTCGCGGGCGAAAGGGAGGCGATGGTCGCGGCAGGGAACGCCGCGTCCCATTCCGAGCGCTTGATGACCTGACCTGCACGAAACTTCAGGGCCCGCTGGACCGGCGGGTAGACCGTCCCGGATGGCGTCAGGAGTTCGTACACGGGCTCACTGACCCTCACCCGGGGCTCAGCCTCCGGAACGGAGGTGATGAGGCTGTTCCCCGCCGTCTTGGTGATCTGCGTGTTATCCGCCTTGACCAGCGTCATCTGCTACAGCCTCCCGGCCCGGTTTGTCCACGACACGGCGCATGCTCCCAGCGCGTAGCGCCTAACGTCGCGCGCTGGGAGCGCCGACCAATGACGGGATCTCCCACACCGAAGAGGCCGCCTGGAGTCGGTAGTGGAGACCGCACCGGCAGTTCGCGACCTCGCCAGGCGGGCCGAACGGGTCGCCTGGATAACGCAGCAAGGCGTCACCGACGATGAACGGACTGCCGAGGTCCTGGATCTGGCCGTCGGCCTCGGCATGCGAGGGGCGAACGCGATCGTCGTGATGCGAACGCCACACCCTCGCGATGGAGACCGCAGAATCCTCTTGGCCAGCATGATGGGCCGCCGACTCCCGGCCAGAGGCGATCGTCGCCACGGCGACCTGGGCGACCATTGCCGCCAGCCACGGTTCGAGACCTGCCAGCTGGGCCCGGATGGCGAAGCTGATGTCATCGAATGATTCGCCCACCTGATCGGCATCGTTGATCAGGAAAGCGAGCCGTTCGGCCTGGCGTCGCGCCCATCCGCCGACGAAAGCGACGATTTCGGTCGCGCCAGCGGCCACGATCGCGTCCAGGCTGTTCGGCGTCACGGTGACGGCGAGATCCCCCAATAGGCCGAGGGCGGCAGCCTGGGCGGCAGCCTGGACGAGTGGGCGGACAGCGTCCTCGGCCTCCTGGCCCCAACGCTCCTCATCGACGACCCGGGTCCCGTCGATGGCCTTCGTCCCGATGCGGGTGTCGGAAGGGAAGCTGAGGTCGGGGTTCCAGTGGCGGGTGCCCTTCCTGGCCTTGGGCGAGGCCAGACGTGCGATGGCGCGTTCGCCGAGCCTCTCCACGAGCGCGGTGAGCGCCTCGGTCAGGGCGATCTCCAGCTCGCGCAGGGCCGCCGGGTCGGGCTCCGACTCGGCGTAGGCGGGCGCCGGTCGTGAAGCACGTGGCCGGACGAGACGCATAACCCGCTTGGGGGCCTTGGATTCCCCCGAGGGGAGGGCCTTGACCGCTGCGAGGGCCGCCCGGCGGGTACCGGTGGGAGCTACGGGGGGGGCTTGCCCACCATGCAGGCCCGAGGGCGACCGGGACTGCTGCCCGCCGGGCGGCGGCTGGTTGGGGGGTGCTGTGGCGCGCTGGCCCGGCGGCAGAGCCGCGTTCGAACCGGGCGGGAGAAGAGCGGGTGGCTGAGGCTTGGCGGCCTCGATTTTCTTGGCGTCCGCTTCGCTCGTTGGGGTCTTGGTCTTACCAGCGGGGATGTAGATGCATCGGATGTCCGGCATGTCGATCTCGTCGTATCCGGCGCGCTTGCGGTACTCCGCAACGGTGATGAGGCCCAGGTCGAACTCCTTGCGGGCCTCCTCGCGCTGGTCGGCGTCGGGCTTGTGCAGGACGGTGATGCCGCTGGTGTCCCAGCCGGTCTCCAGGTCGTCGTTCGAGTCCTCGTCGAACCCCGTGGCCAACAAGTCCAACAGGGGCGGCATTGTGACCGTCCAGAAGTTCAGGGCCTCCTGTTCGGCGTTCGCGTACGTACGGTCCGCGCTGAAGCCCAGGATCGATTCGGGCACGCCGAACGCGGTCAGGATCTCGGTCTTGGAGATCTTGGCGGTCTGCTCGTGCTGCATGTCGCGGGGGCGCGTCGCCAGGTCGATGTAGCTGACGGCGCCGTTGATGACCGATAGACGGCCTGCCTCAGTCGGCCCGGCGCCGAACCGGGCCTCGACGCGGTCCATCTCCGACGGCTCCATCTCGCCATCGATGGCGAGCACTCCGCCAGGGCGCCCGTCGTTCTTGAGAAAGGCGACGTTGTAGAGCCGCGCGAAGAAATCGAGCTCGACCGACATCCCGGCGGCCTCCAGCGGCGTCACGCCGGAGTAGGGGTCGATCGGGTGCGGCTCTCTGAACCAGCGGACGTTTTCCGCCGGAATGTGGCGGCGCGAGCCGTCGGACCGGACGACCTCGTAGTGGTCGACAAGCGTGCTGCCGTCCTCACCGGGGACCGGCCGGGTGCGGCCGGGCGGCAGCAGGTCCATCCGGATGATGTCGCCACCCCGGGAGCGGGTGACCTCAACGAACGCACCGGCCTTGGAGAGGAGGACCTGGGCCGTGAGGCGCTTGCGAAACTGCCTCCCGGTTTCCATCGGGTTCGCCCGCTTGTTCAGGACGGCGTAGAGCGGGTGGTCCTCGACGGCCTTGTCCCCGCGCTTCAGTTCGAACGGAAGGCGCGCGGCACTGCCAGCGAGCGCCTCGACGGCCTTGAAAACCCAGATGATCCGCTCGTATCCCTCGGTCACGGCCCGGTGGATAGGCCACGGCCGTGTCCGAGAGGGCGACCAGACGCCCGAGGCGGCAAGCGTGTTGTAGTAGTCGGCGAGGATCGCCTTGACTTCGTCCTGCTCCTGAGCCGGGTGTGCCTTACCGCCCAGAAGCGAGGGCAGGAACCTGCGAGGCATCGGCGGTCACCACCGATCGAATCCGAGCGCAACGCCTACGCCACCGAACGCCAGCCCGGCAACGAGTATGGCCAGGCGTGGGTCGGTGAAAAAGGCGGCGCTAAGGACGAGCAGGAACCCACCGACGATCATGAGCGCAGAAACGATGTCTTTGCGTCGGCCTCCCGGCCCGCCACGGCTCGGGCCGCCTTCCCCGTACTGCACCCGCCGACCTCCCCGATGCCGGTATGTCCACCGGACCGTAGAGCGGGGGAGGGGATTGCGTCGCGGGCTGATTGCGATGCCGTGCTAAGTCCGGATACTATGGCACACTATCGACAAGAGAGGACGGCGATGGCGAACAGAGCGAGGATCACCGAGGACCAAATCCTTGCCATCATCCTGTGGTTCGAGCGACGACGGGCCGCGTTCCAGGTAGAAGCCGTGCCAACTCAGCGAATATCCGAATGCGCGGCCGACCTCGGCCTTGGTACGGAGACCGTCAAGCGGGTGATGAGGAAGTGGCGAAACGGTGTCACCGCGAACCCGGGCATCCCGCCTCGTCCAAGGAGTTGGGCGAGGCAATTCGCCTCCACCGCTTTCGAGCCGGATGAGAGTTCTCCGCCAGAGGAAATCGACGCCCAGGCGGTCGCAGACGATGAAAGTCTCTCACCAGAGGCGCGCGAGCAGCTGATCGCAGTAGGCGTCACGTGGATCCCGGACCTCTTTCGAAAGAAGATTCAGGAGCTCTGGACGCTGGGCCTGTCCTCGAACGTCGTTGAAGAGATCATCAAGGTCAGGCGCAGGCAGTACGAAGGGCTGGGCGCTCGCGTTGCCAACCTCCTGATCAGGCACGGGATTCCCCCAGAAGACCTCCTCGCGAAGAAACCCTCTGACCTCTCTGAAGAGGTCAGAGGGCTCAGCAATCGGGGTGCCGAGGAGGTCCTGGAGTGGGCCCGATCCCGCAGGGCTACATGAACGGGCGCCTATGCCCGGTCCTCAACTCACGGCGGGAAGGTGCTCCGGCATCGCAGGCCGCTCGCACCCGAGCGTCGCGCAGTCGTGCTCGCATCCAGAGAGAGCGCAGTCGTGGTGGTCGTGCCGGAACTGCTTGCGCTTCTTCCTCTCCCGGATGGGGCCGCCGCGAAGATGCTCGTTGGTCACTGGAGCGATGCAGGGCTCATCGAGAACGTCGTCCCAGGGGCGGCGGCAGGCCTTGCAGTAGACCTCTAGGGCGTCGATCCGGATGGCCTCCTTCAGACGGATCGAGCCCCGGAGAACGGCGTTCCTGGCCTGGCGGGTGGTGACGTCAACGGTTGAAGCGATGACCCACTCATGCTTCGCGGCCTTGCCTGTCATGGATGAAAACCCCCTCCAGCTCCAGGGCGTGGAAGGGCGCGCAAATGGCGAATGCCACCCCAGGTCATGAGGTTGCACGGCGCCCTTCGGACGCCAGGGTCGGTGTGCAGCCCCCGGGGTGGGCTGAAATGTTGAAGCCGGTTCATCCCAAGTGGGGGAGGGGCGGGTCGACCTTCCGGCAAGCAGTGGGGTGCACCGGCCAGTAGTAGTGGTGCTACTGGTTCGTGATCTATACCGTAACGATCCAGGTCGGGCGCCGCAAAGCAGAAGCTCAGGCCATGCCGGGCGTTTTTCGGCCCCCCGGACGAGAACCGAAGTCCTCAGACAATGAGCCGTGCGCGGTGCCGCTTCTTCGCAGGCTCACCAGGCTCGTACACCGCCAGCAGGACGGCTTCCGCACGGTCCGGAGAGGACAGTCCGCGCTGGCGCAAGCTCTTCTTCGACTCCACGATCG